TGCCATGTTAATTACTCCTAAAATTTGTTAATGATTAAGCGGCGATTCTGCAAGACAACTCAGGGTACAAAGGCGCCCAACCGTATAACACATCAAGCCTTGTAGGGATTGAATCGTTATTGATGGTGTACTGCCGAACCACACGCATGGACAAACCGATCTCTTTATCAGAGGCACGACCTGCAAAATGCACACCTTCTGGCAACTCAAGATCGGCTACTGCAAGCGTAAACGCATTGCGGTGCATCATGATGTTCTGTGGTGAGTAAATACCTGCGCCTGAGACACCGATTGAGAAAGGCACAACAGCGGCAGAAGCGGCAGGCGATGCTGTCACGTTCTGAAACTGACCGCCATAGATCAATGCAGGAGATACAGTCACAGACGTGTTACCGTTTGTCAAAGTTACTGCTGATGTCACTACGAAGTTACGCAACTTGTTAGAACCATAAGCCTGACGGTTTTGTGGGTTAACAGCGTATACGCCTGCAAAAGTGATAACGTCACCTTGATTCAACGTACCTGCGGCAGTCGCAGTAATGTTGATCGTAGATGTTGAAGCCCAACCTGCTGACAAGCCTTGATTTGCGCCGTTAACAGTAATAGAGCCTGCAGTACCGCCAGTCCATGCGCCAAATTGTTGAGATACAACGTTTTGATCCATTTTCCAGTTAACGCCAGCGCTGTCTCTGCCCATCAATCCTTTGCGATACTGTTCGCCGATAGCTTCTTGAGGAACAAAAAGTCCTTTCAAAGAATCAACAATAGTTGCAGAAGTAAAAGGCTCGATAGTGACTGATCTACGACCGTCACGAGGAGCACCTTCAGAGTCCATGTAAGCACCTGCTGTCAAGTAGGTGATAAGACCTGTAGGAGGTGTGCCTGCTGTGCCTACAATATTAGCTGTGTTGTTCTTAGCTGTTACTAAGCCATCACGGTCAATCTTGTTAGCAATAGCGGCCACTGCAGGCTTCAACACACGATCAGAGAACATGTCTAAGCTCAATGCAAGGTCAGCCGTGGTGAACTGAGTGTCCACGTGGAACTGCGTTGACAAAGTTACTGGCACAGACGTTTCGTTGAAGTCTTCAACATTTAACGCTGGCCCCGTAGTACCGATGAAACGACCAGGTCTACGGACGTTCACAGTATTGCCGATCTTGGCGCCCACTACGGCGAACTGATCTTCATAATTTCGATCTACTTCAGAAGTAAATGTCAATTCGTTTTCCAGCACCATGAGTGCCTCATTGGTAATTTTCGATATCGTGAGCAAATTATTTGCCATGATGATTTCCTTTAAAAAAGTTAAATTGTTTACCTAATCTTGCCTTGTTTTCTCATCTCACGAAACTGTCTAAAAGAGCCATTGAAATTCCCATTAGAATCCATAGGCACTTCGCCAGACGCAGACATAGACTTCAAAGGCGAGATAGGTCTAGGTGCTTTACTAATCTCGACAGCTTTCACTTCAGCTTTTGATTCAGGAGCTTTTTCAAGCCTAGCCTCAATCTTGCCAACTTCCTTTAAGGCGTTAACCAAGGACATTTTGTTTATCTTCTCAGCAATTTCAGGATTCTCAGCGAGGTGATATATGATTTTGGGGCCAATATCGCTTTCTAAGATAGCATCCTTAACTTGATCTGAAATCATCACATCAGAAGATGCGATCATGTCATCGTAATCAGGTAATTCAGCTCGCACAGCTTGCTCACGTTCTGCAAAAGTTTTAGCTTGAATTAGCTTCTGCTCTTGTAGTCTTGCTTGCTCTGCTTCCCTTTCTTTTTGCTCCATCCTTTGATTGATTTTGTACTCAGTAAGTGCCTCATTGTATTCAAATGCGTCACTATACTGCTCAGGTCTAGGTTTCCCATCGTCTACCTGTTTAGGTTGAAGTTGAGATTCCAGTTCCTTCAATCTAGCTTCTAATTCACTAGCCCTTGTGCGCTCACGTTCAGCTTCCTGTCGTGCCTGCTCTCGTTGCTTAGTGATGTCGCTAAAACGCTTCTCTAGCTTGTTAGGCTTCTGTTCTTCTGTCGCTTTAGGCTCATCTTTTTCCTCAGGTTCACTCGTCTGAATCTCTACAGGTACTATAGCTTCTGTAGTAGGCTCGTCAGCTAAACCTAGCTTATTAGCATAAAATTCGCCTGAATTTTCACTTGTGAGCACATTGCTCGCTTCTTTTTCCGACATGAGTTACCTCAAGGATTTACCTCGTCTACCTGACGAGTAAGGTTTGTGTAAATGTTACACGAATTGATTACTGTGTCAACTACTGTATAAATACTGCAAATTTATTGAATGCCAGGCTGTAAACCTGAAACAGATTCATTTGCATAAGCATACTGTTCAGCATTTCTAGACTTGATTTCCTTCTCAAGACGAGCTGTGTCCATGTGATGCAACAGAAGCTCCATGATCGACTCGATCTCAGTCTTGTTCTGACTTGTTACAGCTCTCATGTTTACATCGTGTACTCTAGCCTCAAGAACAGATTCTGTGTTGTGCGCTTTAGCAGTTTGACGCATGAGTTCACGTTTAGTTTCAGCGTCTTGCTTAACAGATTCGATGTCTTGACGTTGCTTGATGACCATTTGCAGGTTTTGTAGCTGTTGCCCCATTTCCTCAATCTGCTTCTTAGACATAGCAAGTTGCATCTGTACTTGAGGAGGAATCTTAGATTTTTCGTCAATTTGTGACATAGGATTAGCCGCCGCAAGACGATCAGCAATGATCTCAGCGCCAGGGAAATCCATGTTCCTAAAGAACAGATCGCCTGCAACTTGCATCAGCGCAGGATCAGCAGTCATTAAAGGAATCATCGCCTCGATAGCTTCTTGACGCTTGCTGTTGTAGCCAGGGCCTGTGTCCATGACAACATCGTACTCGCCTACAGACGTGTCATTCATTGTCTTGTAGATGCCTTCTTCATCAGCGCCTTGCTGGTTAAGAGTAACCATATCAGGTTGACCATCCATGCCAATGATACGCATAACTCGCTCTGTATCGTAGATTTTGGGGCCTAGATCAAGAATGATCTTGCCTATGTGCCTGATAGAACGAGTCAAATTGTCGTAAAAGTGATAGTTTGTAAGGTCAACTTGTTGTTGCTGACCGTTCAAAGCCTTGCCTGAAATGTTTCCTTGAGGTAGCTGTGAAGGATCAAAAATACCTATAACTGCTTGCAAGTCAGCGTTAATGTTGTCCATTGCCGCCATGATGCCTGCAGGAGGCGCTTCAGGTTGTATGCGTGAAGGAACAGGAGCAGGAACGCCTTCAATGTCTTTTTGCTTGTATCTGAGTACAGGTGCTGACTTGATGTTTGCTTGTGCCGATTCGTTTTCGTGGCCTTCGTCTTGACCTTCAGCAAGGAGCCACTTAGGTTTAGGCGCTAAGGCAATTGATTCTGTGAGAGCTGTAGTCCAAAAGTTGAACATGCGCTGAGGATCACGAGCTTGACGCACAATGCCAAACTTCTTGTGTTTGTTCTCAATAACGATTCTGTGACCATAAACAGGAATAATAGGAATAAAGCGACCAGGCCACACGCCTTCTTCTAGCACTTGCATTCCTGTTAACTTAGCCCATCTGATCTCTTTTTTAACAGTTTTACGTCTCTTGATGATGTATTCAGGATCGCCATCGTAGTCTTCGATGTAGCCTGTTTCACCGTTAGCAAGCACGATCAACTCTGTATCTTTGCGTACAGTATAAAAATACTCAGCAATGCGAATGTCTTCTTTGTTGACCCATTCAGCGTTGCTGTCACCTGAACCTCGCTGAGTAAAGCCTACGCCTTGATCTGCGTCAGGGTACATCTCAGCAAACACCTTTTTGTCGATCACCTCAGTAATCAGCGCTCTTTCAGCATCAGCGCCGTCAGGTGAGGTGCTGTTAGGATCAAAATAGACTGTAAAAGGATTGTGAATAGGCTTGATGTAGATTTCTTGATCGAAACTGTCTTCTCTGATGTAGTCAGTTGTGATTCTTAAATAGCCCCAACCCATTCTGACAGCGTGATCGACTGCTGTGTCATAGGCTTGATCTGCATCTGAATTGACCTCAATGTGCCTACAGATGCCTTGCCAGACTTCTGCCATCTTAGCGTCTGCTTCGTTGTTAACGCCGTGAACCTTGATGCGAGGTCTTTGTTGCCTGATGTTGTTGACGATCTGCCTACAGTAAGCATCTACCTTGTTAATTGTTAAGCAAGGTCTTGATTCTAGTGTGCGTGAGTTTTGAATTTCGACAGGCCATTGCTCGCCTGCGCTGAACTTGAGGTCTTCAATCGCCTCAGAACGATTCATTGTGTCAGCAGTTGTACACAGATTAAGGAACTCTTGAGCCTCCTGAATAAGAGGTTCGTCACCTGTTTTTTCTAACATTGTGTCATCAACTGCCATGTTTTTTACCCCATCCAATTTGATGCAACCTGTAAAGGTGCTTTTTTAACTAATTTCTTAGGCTCGTTAACCATCAGTCCTATATACCTGAAAGCATCAGCACCGTGAGAATATTGATCGTGTAGAGGCGTTCTGCTGAACATTTTTGTGTCAGGGTCTACCTCGTAGCGATAATGCCTCAACGCTTGCAAGCCTTCTTCACAGTTTTCTCTATCAAAATAGCAGTTAGAAAAGATTGTACGAGCCGCATTGATGCTGTCAACAATAGGTACTTTAGGTATGATTCTAGTCTTAAATCCTAAATTACGCACAATTTCTTCAATACTTCGCCCATTTCCTGCAAGAGTCTTGTTCTCAGCATCGTGAGGTAGCCACATTGTGTCGTACATGTAGCCAAAGCCCTGTAGCTTGCTGAGTATGCTCGACATCGTTTCTTGATTAGTCTCAAAGTACCTGATAAGTCTAGTTTCCATGCCTATGAACTGTAGAAACCATACTGCTGTAGCGTCTGACCATCCTAAGTCAAATATAGCGTGTACAGGCTTTGTAGCATCGTAAGGCACTCTTGTTATGCGCCCTGTTAGCTCTGCCATTTGCATCTCTTTAGCAAAGATAGCGCCATCAACAGTTTGCCTGCAAACGCCTTCCCAGACCATGTTGTAGGCTTCAGGATCACGAGCCTTGAGAGCGTCTTTTTCAAGCCTTAATGTCTCAGGAAACCAAGGATTGTCGCTCCAGTTAATCTTTTGTACTTGTGCGTTTCCAGGACTATGAATAATAAAACGCTGATAAGTAGGGTCTGTTTCTAACTCTGGATTAAACGAAATCCATATTTCTGAGCCTTCCTTACGAATAGTAGGAATTAACACATCCCATGACCTAGAAGATACGCTTTGCGCCTCCTCGCACCAACAAATATCTACACCTTCATACGATTTTACATTGGCCACATTGTTTTTAAGACCAACAAAGTTGAATTCTGTGCCGTTTTTGCCTCTAATTGTCCTGTCGGTAATGTCATAAAACTCAGTTAAACCCAAGGACACAATTTGGTCAGACAACAGTTTATGTACTGAATCCCTGATAGATGTTTGAAATTCCCTAGCGCATAAAATACGCAATGCAGTCTTAGTTCCTAATATTAGTAAAGCTCTAGCTATACCCCAAGACTTAGCGCCTCCTCTACCGCCCCACAATACTTTGTAGCGTGAAGGCTTGAATAAGCATGACAGCTTTTGTGGAAACTCTACATCAGCTAGGTTCATTAGCTTCTTTAAATATTATGCGGAAACCTTCTACATTTGAACCGTCAGGGTTTTGTAACACCGTCTTATTGGTTTCGCCCCATCCCATTTGAGCTTTAGTCCACCATATCATTGCTGTAGTGTCACCGCCTGTGGCTTTGTTGAATAAAGATTTAGCCACCGTTGCGCTGGCCTGCGCTTTTCCTAAAGCCAATTCTTTACCATAGTGCTTGCGTAGGGTTTTGTCGCTGATACCTATTAAAGCGGCAATTTGATCCTGTGGCAAACCTAAGCCTGCCGCATTTTGGGCAGTCTTCCTATCGTTGTTTGTTGGTTCGTGTTCGAGCATCTTTTTATTAACAGTAAATGTTTAATCCTATTGTACTACTTATCCCAATAATTGTTAAACGCCTTTAACGGATAAAACACAAGACTGTTTCTATATCCATTTTCTTTAAGCGGAACAATTGGGGTGACTCCATGCACGTTTCTCCATGCTGGATAGACTAACATCGAATTATCCCTGCTGTCAACAGTTGCTCCGTAATCAGGAACTGTTGTATTTCCTCCTTTAGCGTGGCTTTTCTTAGCAATAATTACATTAACACAACCTTCTAAATTTGCGGCATCTCTGTGGAAAGGTGCAGAAATATTGTAGTTAGCGATACTGCTGGTAAACAATCGACCAAACCTAAATTTTGGAGGTACTTTTTCGTTAATTATTTGTAATTGTTGATCGAAGATATTTGGCGCTATTTCCCGAATCAAATCTTCCGATTCTTTACATGCCATGAGCATGGCTTTAATGTATGTTTGAGCAGATGGTAACTCGTGAACTTTACTTATCCTAGGATAATTCATCCTTAAATGCGGCCTAGGAGCACAACTTCCAATAATTGTACTGTACTGTTTACAGGAACGGTCATATTGTTGTTTGCCGTTTTCGTCTTTACCTAGCAATTTAGGTCGTTCCATAGAATCTTTAGGTACACGGTCACTTAACAATTCCGCATTAGCAACGTTAATTAACTGCTCTAATTTGCCTGTGATTTTTTTGATGTAAAAACCCACAACCTCGTTATCTGCAATAAAAAGTGTATCTTCTGTTATGTTTGGCTCAATATGATTGCAAACATCGCCTATTTTTACAGAATGTTCTTGTTTAATTAGTTCTAAAGTTTTCATTTATATATTACAGGTTCCTGCATTCCTTTTTCCCAAAAATACAATTCGACATCAGGTAATAATTTAGAAATTCCTTTTAAAACTTTTTTGTTGTCTTCGTAGTGTCTATTTATCCCACAATTGCGTATAACGTTAGATTTAAAAGCAATCACATTGTCTAAACTTCTTGATTTTTCGAGCAAATAAATTCTTAATACTTTTTGTTTGTAATTTTTTGTTAACCATTTGCTAGTTATATCATAAATTCAAGGCTCTTTTTTCCTTGCCGAAATAGCTATAAATTCTGTCTCAGACGGGATTAATAATGGTTGTGCGCTTTGATACCATTTATAAAGAAATTGTTTACGTGCTTTTCTTTCTAATCCATTCATATGTCCCCATTTCTGTTCCGATGGAGGAGGTTGCTCTGCTAGAACACCATCAATATCATATGAAACTAGCATAAAACTGACTTATCATTTTGCACAGCTTGGACTTGTTTTTGCCATATTTCTGTGCGTTTTTCATTTGAAAGTAATGCGTATGTATCGATTTGCTGATGATTATCGACTTTCACGCACCAATCTAAACCTAAATTTCCATTTGGCGCATATACAGGAATTCCAGAATAAAGCGCATGATATGCTCGTCCTGTTCTCCAACCACATATAGCGTGTTTTTTATCGAATACTGACAAACAACCAGCATATGTCGAATAAAAAGCCCTCCGCATTTTTTGTTCTGGGTTATCAATTATGTTAATTGGATAATCTTTCCATTCGTTTGCTTTGCCTGAAATTTGTAATTTTTCAGATTTTAAGAACTCATTAAAGTATTTCGATCTGCCATTCGGCCTGCCAATGTATATCAATTTTTGATGTTTATGTTCTTTTGGATCAGCAAACGACATATT